AGACGGTATCTCGGATGAAGCGCAGGGCTTCCTGGCCGCCAACACAAATCGCCGGCCCCTGCATACCGTCGAGAAGTTCAAGGCACTGCGGATCGTCGGTGATCCTCTGGCCTTAGTCGTGGAGGAACTGGCGACGAGTATCGGTCGCAGTGTGAGTGCCAGTGCGTCGTCATCGTCGGTCAGCTGCGTGCGCACAATCATGTCCTGCGTCGCGAGTGATGAGGCGGCGATCCGGCGTCTCTGGCCGTTGATCGGCACCCTCTGCCAGGGAGCCATCATCAGCCATGAAATCGTCAAGGCGCTGTTCTATCTGGAGACACGACTGCCGGAAGGTGTGTCATTGCTCCAGCCGCATTGGCGCAGCAGGATCACACAAGTGCGGTTGCCTGGGCTGGAGGACGCAATGCGGCAAGCTGCTGGCTTCCGGGGCAATCGTGGTCCTAAGACCCTGGCCGAGGGCGTTGCCAATCTGCTCAACCATCGCGCCCGCAAGCGGTTACCTTGGCCGTTGGATGGAGCAGAGGACAATGACTGATCCAGTTGACCCTCCTGTCGAGGCCAAGGCGCGGCGCCACTGGGCAGCCAGCCTCGTCTCCAACCGGGACCAGATCGTGCATCTGGTGTCCGGTCCCGAGATGCTGCGCAGTGCAGCCCGGATGCTGGGGCCGGAGCAGATGGCGGCGATGGAGCTGTATTTACGGTTGCATACACGGCGGATGATCGAGGCCGGGCACTGGGAGCCGCCCGCTGCCTGATCTCTGAGGCACGATGTTGATCGTGTATTCAGCCCCTGTGCAACGGAGATTTCGACGGGGATTACCCCCCAAAAATCCCCGTTTCGGGGACACAACACGATGCAACACTACACAACAATCTCATTCCGACATGGGTATGTAGTCGCCGACTTGTCCAATATTCCCAGTAATTCCGCTATGTTTCCCGTGTCGAGGCATGTTGATCTCCACACCTTCTGCCAAAGTGGCACGTAAATACTGGGTTTTCCAGGAAATCTATTTGGGATCAGCACCTTAGCGACTGTGCAACACCGCCGACAGATCCCCGAAACGGGGATTGGTCTTCGAGCAAATGAGATAGGCAGTGCCTACGCAACGGAAAATATGAGGTTTTTCAGCTTCGGCTCTGGCGCCGGTATTCAACATTGAAGGCCCCGGTCGTTGGCCGCGCTTTGACAGAAATCCTTGTCTCCCAGCGATTTGGTGAATTGGCGCCCCGACCGCAACACCAGCAACAAATCCAGGAGTTTCTCCCTTGTGAGAGGAAGTTGATGACAAGCGGCTCCGCACTGCGTTATGCGGCTGACCATGAGAAATCGATTGATCAATCTGACCATCATCGTCTTTGGCGCTATCGTGTTCCTCGGCTTTCTATCCCAGGCGGGGCTGGTGCGCCTGCACTACTGAGGGGAAGGTGGCCAGCGCCTTCGCACTGGCCACCCACCCTACCGTTGACGTATGATCAGCTTGACGGAGACCGTCACCCTAATCACTATCAACGGCAGGAGCTTCGCGATCTGCTTCATCGCTAGTCTCCTACTGACGCCGGCAGGCCCATTCCTGCCGGCGTCGCCTTTTTAGCGGGTCAACGTGATGGGCGCGATGGCCTCTCGGGACGCTCGGCACGAGCAGGTCTACTGGGCGCATTGCCCCCGCCGCCCCGCACATGCTGTTCACCGGCAACCAGCCTCGCCATGAACTCTTGCCCTTGCGGCGAAGTGATCCACTGCCCGCCGAACATCGAGGGCCAGCCACCCGGCAGTGCGGTCATAGCCAATGAGATGGGCACTGCCGCAAGGCTCATGACGCCCTTCACCTGATTGCGCTCGGCCGTGTTGGTGTTGGGCGAGTTCTCGCCGAGATACGGCTTGAGGATGTTCTCCATCGCGTTGAGGAAAAATCCCATCTGGGCACCGGCCGCGACGCCGGTCAGCGACCGCTGATATTTAAGTCCGGTGAATGCCTGCACGATCGGATCGAAGGCCCCGGCGAAGCCGGCACGCGACAACGGCCGGGAGACCAGCGCCCGCTGCAATTCATCCTCCGGCTTGGTGTTGGCGTTGGTCGTGCCGAACAGCTGATCGCGCACCAGCGAGACCGCGAGGTTCGCAGCATAGAGTGCTGCGATGCCCGGGATGAAACTGGCCGCCGTGCCGACGCCGGCACCGAAGCTGCCGCTGGCCTTTGTCTCATTGACCATGCGCATGTGGAAGTTGCGCGTGTTGGCGTAATTGAAACTCATCAGCCCGAACAGGAACCGGCCGAACGGGTTCTGCGCCATCTCAGGCTTGTCGATGCGCGTCGGCTCCAGGATGATCTGATCGACCGTGCGGCGCACCGCCTCGCCGACCATGCGCCCCTCGCGGCTGCCGGTGAGGTCCTCGGCCCGCCAGTCGTCAAACTTCTGCGCCCACTCATGGATCGTGGACTGATGCTGATCGGCGATGCCCAGCTCGCGCAGCTGCCCCTTGGCGGCCTCGGCACCGGAGCCAGTGCCCTGGCTGCGCTCCAGCATGTGCTTCACATAAACCTCGGCCGGCGCCACCATCGAGACGCGCTGGTAGTTGGTCAGCCCGGTGAGCCCGGTGCGCTCGAAGAAGTTGCTCAGCATCTGCGCGGGCGCACCCGCGTCGTGCATGCCGGAGACCATGCGATCCGACATGATGGTGTCGAATGAGCTGTGCGTCACCGCGCCGATCGCATGGGCGATCTCTTGCCGGCGGATCGTGTCCTTGCCTTTGAACACGTCACCCAGCAGTGCCTTGAACGCGCCCACGCTGGCGCCGAAGTCGCGCGTGCGGGCCACCGTCATCGCCGGCTCGGCCAGCGAGGCGTAGACCGCACGCGGCATCAGCCCGATCGTGCCCAGGGCATACATCCAGTCCAGGCCCTTCTGGAGCGGGCGCGTCATCTGGGTGCGATTGCGCCCGGTGGTCAGCTCCACGAGATGCCTGATCTCGGCGATGTCGTTGGGGTGCACGCCGGCCTTCTCGGCCGCGCCCATCATTTCGTCCAGCTTCTCGGCACTGCGGCCGACGCGCCCGACATACTCAGACCGCGACACCGCTTGTCTCACGTGCTGGTGCAGCGCATCCACCGGGTCGCGCACATAGAAGTCCCGCATGTGCGTATCGGCCGACGCGGGCAACACGCGCTCGTTGGTAAACCCGGCATCCGGCCCCAGCGTATTGAAGTTGTCCTTCGAGCCCTTGCGCAGCCGCGTGTTCCAATCCTCGGCCTTGGCCTGGGCATAGGCATCGCGTGCCGCCTCGGGATCGGCGGCCAGCGACGGATGCTCATCGACCTCGGTGAGCATCGTGCGCATCAGCGCCTTGTGGGCTTCCGGGTCTTCCTTGGCGAGCCGTTCGTCCCACTGATCGGCATAGACCTTCTTGGCCTGCCGGACGAACTTGGGCGCGTCATCGAACACCAGATGATCGACCAGCACGCGCGGGAAATACGAGTTGGCCGCATAGCCCACGTCCACGCCCTTGCTGTTGGCGTAATACCAGAGGTCGTTCAGCTGCTCGCGGATGGCCTGGGCGGCCTGGGTGATTTCACGTGGCGCGCCGCCCTTCGCGTGGCCGGTGAGCGTGTCACGCAGTGCGTCCTTCTGCGCCTGGGTCATGTTCTCCAGGCCGTGCGCCTTCATGATCGCGCCGATCTTCGACATGCGCTGCTTGACTTCGCGGTTGACCGCGCTGCCGTAGGTGTCGGTGATCAGGCGGCGCTTGCCCAGCTGCGGATCGAACATATCCCGCACCTGGGAGATGATGGCCTGTGCCCGTGCATTGCCCTTGTATTTGGCGTTCACCACGCCGAAGCGCCCGCCCAGAGACAAGGTAGATGCCTTGAGGAGGTCCTTGGTGCCGCGCACCGCCTGCGCTCCAAGTCCCTCGCCCTTGGACGTATCAATCCCGATGCGCCGCAGCATGTCGCTGCCCAGCTGCTTGGGCTCCACGATGCCACGCCCGATCAGCCGCGCGTCATCGGCGATGCCGCTGGCCACGGCACGCAGCGCCCCGGCCACGCCGCGCTGCTCGAGCGGCACGTTGGCCGTGTCCCAGCGGCGTGGATCGATGATGTCGAAATTGCCCGGCAGCGTGGTGGGCCGGGCGCTGCCCGGCCTGCCGTCGCCGACGATCTGATCCCGCCGCAGGCTGTCGAACAGCTCCTGCCATGCGTCAAATTGCAGGGCGCGTTCGTCCCGCTTGGGGAAGGTATTGGCGAACCGGGCGTCAGCATCAGAGAGATAGCCGCGATCGGTCTTGGAAATAAATTCGGTGGTTTTGGTAGGGTCCATCAATCGGTTGACGCGATCGGCGACATAGGCTTCGCCACTGCGGGCCAGCATCTCCCAGGGTGTCGCGAAGTAGCCTTTGCCCTGGTCCATGCGGATCGCGTTCTTGAAGTATTCGCTGGGCGATGCCTGGATCAGATTTTGCAGTTCCTGCCGCTGCTGGATCAACTCCGGCGGCAGCGGGCCGGTGCCATAGCGGTCCATCTGCTGGTGCAGCTCCAGCATCCGCACGGCGAGGTCCTCGTGGCCGGTGAACATCGAATTGAGGATGCGCGAGAAGGCGTGTGTGGTGTCGGTGTTCAGGTTGGCCGCCGCGTTGAACCCGGAGCCCATCACCTGCCGCGTGGCGAGGTCCTGGATCGATCCGCCCCGGCGCAGATGCTCGACCAGCATATGGTCGAGGGCATGTATCCATTCGTGCGCGAACGAGTTGGAGCGATCCGCCATGTTGATCGAGCGGGTGCGCGGATCATACGAGCCGAAATACTTGGAGTTGCGCGGCACCATGTTGAGAGACAAGCGCCCGCCCAGCGAGATGTCCTGCGGCCGGATACCCAGCACGTGCGCCATGGTTTGCAGGTTGCGGTTGGCGTCCAGCATATTATCGATCGCCCGGCGCTGATCGCGCGGGGAGCCCAGCACCGACTTGAACCCGTATTTGTCGCTCAGGTGCTTGCTCAGGATCGCCAGCTGCTTGTGCGGCGGATAGTTCACCGCCTTGGCCGGATCGTGGCCGGCTTCCGAGAATGCCTGATTGAAATGAGATGCCCGGTCGGTGCGGGCCTCCTCGCTGAATTTGGGCGGCAGGCCCTCCTGGGCCGCCTCACGCCGTGCCGCCTCGACCGGTGTCTCGGTGGTCTCGAACACGTCCTGGGTTTTGCGCGGTGCGCGCTCGCGTTTGGGCGCAGGTGTGGCCGCCTTGGGCTCGCTTGTCTCACGGGCTGGCGCTTCGCCGGTCGCGTATATCCCGGCCTCGCGCTGATCCGTGCGACGCGGCATACCGACGCCGACAGTCTCACCCGAGACATTCTTGGCGAGCACCCGCGTGTCCGTGCCTTTGGCCCCGGGGTCCCGCGTGTCGTGCACCAGCTGGCCGTCCCTGCCGGCCGCCTTGTGCAGGGCGTCCACCACGGCCTTGTCCACCACGATGCGATGGCCGCTTGGCGTCCTGAACACGACGCTCTCGCGCTGGCCCGGCGGGGTGACCTGCCGCTCGGCGGTCAACGGCTCATACGTGGCGCCCTTCTGCGGCTGGGTCACCCGGTCGATCGCAGAGGCGTCCACGCCTTTCGGCGGCGGCGTTGTCTTCTTTTTCAGGGCCTGCGTGATTTCGTGCCCCAGATTGCCGGCCCAGACCATCACATGGCCGGTTCCCGCCCAACGCTGGCCAGAGCTGTCCCTGCCCTCCACGATATTGCTGCCCATCGACAGGGCGCGGCCGGCCTTCGCCGGCTCGGGCACGTGCTCGCCACCCTCGGCGTGCACCCGGCGCGCTACCAGATCGGCATGCGCGGCAGCATCCGCCTCGTGCGTGCCCGCAGGAGGCGCGTGGCCGGGCTGATAGCTCGGCTTGGCCGGTGGCCCCTCTGCCGCCTCCCGTGCCTCCAGCGCCTTCTCGAAGGCTTGCCGCGCCTTATCCACATCCAGGCCCGCACGGGCGGGTGCACGCTCGGCCTTGGACAGCGCCTTGCGGGTCTCGACCAGCCGCTTGTCCAGCGCGGCCAGCTCATCGGTGGAGACCGGGCGCTTGCCCGATGCCGTGGTGACCGGCTCGCGGGCGGCCGGCTCAGCGGCACCCGCCGCGCCAGCCTCTGGGGAGGACGATCCAGGCTGGCGCAGCGGGGCCTCGGGCGAGGAAGGTGCCGCCTTGTTGGCCTCACCCGAAGGGGTTGGTTCGCTTGGTGGTGTTGGTGGTGGCGGTGGTGGTGGTTCTTCGGCGGCGGCAGCACCTGCGTCTGCATTTGCGGGCTTGGCGGCCGGCACTTCGCTTGTCTCGGGCTGCGGCGGTGGCGCGGGCCTTGTCTCCGGCGGATTTGCATCCGGCGGCTGCACTTCTACCGGGCGGGGAGGCTCGGGTGCCGGGGCAGTCTCAACACGCGGCTGGGATACGACGTGCGCACCGGGCTCGCTTGGTGCGGGAACCACGGTCTCGCCGGGCGGAACTGGGGTGGGCTGCTGTCGGACAGCACTGGTGCCGGCGGGCGGCGTCTCGGGTTGGGGTCCGGGTCGGGGCGGGGCAGTGTCTCCGGCAGTGGCGGTGGCACCACTCGGCGGAACTGCCTCTGGCGGCGACGGCGGGGGTATTTCACGTGGTGGCTCCGGGACAGTGACCAGTTCGGGCACGGTGTGGGGCTCAGGGACCGCTGGGCGGCTGCGCGGCAGCGGGAAGGGGCGTGGCTCGGCGCGGCTGCCGACGCCGCCTGCGAGCCCCATGGGGCCGCCCAGCACCACCGATCCCAGCACGTCCTGCGGCGTCGCCTCGGGGCCGCCCAGGGCTTCGCCGATATAGGGCGCGGGGGCGCTGGTCGCGACGCCCAGGCCCGCGCCCGTGGCACCGCGTGCCACCGTGCCCTGGAACGGCAGATACTGGGCCGCGTGGAACGGCGCCACCTGGAGGCCCGTGGTGATCGCGGCGATGTTCATGCTGCGGTCGTAGAGCGACTTGATCGTCTCGCCGTTGTTCGCCACCCAGGCATCGCGGGCCTGGGGGTCGTTCACGTCCACCCCCTCGACCTGCATCGTCTTCACCAGCTCCTGGGCGAATTGCGGCGGCCCCATGGTGGCCAGCCCGCCCAGGAAGCCGGCGACGCCACCCAGCGGCCCACCGGCCAGAGAGGGCGCCATCTGCGCCGTCATCGCCGGCAGGCTGCGCAGGATGAAATCTTGCAGCACGGCAGCGGGTGCGTTGGCGAAGGCTTGGCTTGCCTGACCCCAGCCCTTGGCTTGGCGGAACGGCTCGGTGGCCGGGTCCTGTGGCAGGCTCTCCTGGTATTGCTGGCCGGAGACAATGCGACCGACATTGCCGCTCAGCACCTGATCCAGATCGGCCCGCGCCTGGACACGCTGCGCGGGCGTCATCGCGCCATAGCCCAGCGGGTCCTCGGCCGGCGGCACGAAGTCCCCGCGATCGATGCGGTCCAGCACGTCGCGATTGCGCACGATCATCTGGGTGCCGATCGCGTAGGGCGTCTGCGCCACGCTCTCAACGCCCGACTTGACCTGTGCCGTGGCGTAGGGCGCCGGGTTGACCAGCGTGCTGCCGACCGGCTGGCTGGTGATCTCCGTGGGCGTCCTGGTGGCCGGCGCGGCGGATGGGATGCCGCTCATGTTCGGCGTCGGGATCGTGCCGCCCACCGGGACGCTGCTGATCGCCGATGGCCGCGCCTTCGGTGGCGAAAGCCAATCGAACTGGCCCAGCCAGTCGATCACCGGCCCGATCGGGTCGTGCTTGACGATCGGCCCGCTGCCGCCCCAGGGGGCGTATGGGTCGGGCCTCGGCGCGGGAGCCGGCGGGCCGGCTGGCTCGGGCACGGCGGGTGCCGGCGGCGCGGCAGGTGCGGCCAGATCGGCGAACGGGTTGGCCGGCGCGGCGGCTGGTGCGGCAGGTGCGGCGGGCGCAGCAGCTGCGGCCGGTGCCGGCTTCACGCCGATCAGGTCAGCGAACGGATTGGCGACCTGGGCAGCGGGTGCGGATGGCCGTGCTGTGGCGGGAGCTGGCCGCTCCAGCAGATCGGCGAACGGATTGCCCTCTGCCATCAAAGACCAGCCGCATCGATGTTCCAGCCTTGCAGGCGCTTGATGATATCAGCCTTCGCCGCCGGGTTAGCCTGTATAGACGCGCGTGCATGCGCGATGATGTCCGCATCGCTCATCTGCGGCCTCGGGGTCGGCGCGGGCGTCGGCGCTGTCGGTGCCGTTGGTGCCGGATTGGGATTGCCCCGCGTCGAGATGGTCGGCGGGGTATAACCGCCCTTGGTCGCCTGCGGTGGCACGACGACGCGGGCACCCGCTGTGTCGGTCGTTACCTGCGGCGCCTGATACCCCGCCGTGCCCTTCTTGACAGTCGGCTCCCCGCCGACCTGCCGGCTCCACCACCCCGGCACGTTCACCGACCAGTCCTCGCCGCCGAGGATTTCGTTCATCGCCTCGGTGACGCCACGGCCCATGTCGTTGTGGAACTTGGTGAGATCGCCGGCACGCACCGTGATCTGGTCGAGGAGTTTCGCGAAGTCAGGCGGCAGGGGCGCGCCGGGCTTCTCCTTCGTATCGATGTAATAGTTGTCAGGCTGACCGGCACGCCGCGCCAGCATCGTCTTGGCGAGGTCCGTGATGTCGCGGGTCGCGGAGTAGTCCAGCTTGAAATCGGACTGCGGCTTGACCGGCGGCGGGTCGGCATAGCGCCCCGGTGCCTCGGTGATCTGGCCCTTGGGCCGATACGCGGCCGGCGCGTCGGGCTGCGTCAGATCGATCGACATTTGCGGCTGCGCTTGCTGCGTGACCAAGCTATCCGGTGGCGGCGCATAGGCCGTTGACGGCACACTGCCACGCGGCATCAGCATGGTCGGCCCGCCCGGCACGAGCTGCACCTTCTCCGGTGTGGTCAGCGCCGTGGCGCGCGACGGATCGAACGGCTGCACGTCGCCTTGCTGGCTGGGGAGGTCACGCTGGTAGACGTAGTGCGTGGTGTTATCCGCTGGGTTGGTGATCGCCACCGGCTTGTATTCAAACTGCCGCTTGTCCTCGGCGACCTTCGCATAGCCGGGGCCGGCGCTGATGCGAGCCGCGCCCAGGGTGCGAGCAGTCTGCTGCGCCTCGCCGAACCGGAAGCCTGTCTCGGTGCCGCTGAAGGGATGCCCGGCGCCCGTATATGCAGCGTCCTTCTGCGCCTGTGTCGCATTGGGGTTGTTCATCGTGAACACCAGCCCGAGATTGCCCGCATTCCCAGCCCAGGCCGGCGTGATCGCCGTGGCCCGTGCGATGTCCAGTGCGGTGGCGTTAGGGTTGGCCAGCACGGTCCTGAGATTTTCGACCCGCGTGCGCTCATCCAGCGCCGCTGCCATGTCGCTTTGCTTCTTGGCGGCATCGACGCCCATGTAGTCGGCGCGCACCTGATCCATCGGATTGACCACGAGGGTCTTGGCGAGGCTTTCAAAGCCTGTTTTCGATGCGCCGAAGTTGACGGTGCGGGAACCTGACATGACGCTACCCTGTCGGAGACGAGAAGATGGAGCCGATGCTCTTGAAGTTCTCCTTGGCGTTCGGCGCGAAGGCCAGGGCGGCGTTGCCAAGCCCCGCCACGGTCGATCCCAGGCTGGACGGCGAGCCCACGAACGCATCCTGGGTGATGTTGCCCTCTTGCTGGCCCAGGCCCAGCGAGGCGCGCTGCTGGGACTGTAGCAGGGACTGATCAGCGGCGAAGCGATTGCCGGTGATCCGCGAGTAGCCGTTGGCCCGATCGAACCCCGACAACGTGGCGAGCGCCGCCATGCGGGTCTTCGCCTGCTCCATGCGCCGGGCCGTGGCGGCAGCGGCCTCCTTGGAGAACACCTCGCCCACATTGGCGGTGTTGGTCGGCCCGGCGTTCTGGCCGGGCAGGAGACCCGCGTTGACGCCGGTCTGATCCTGCACGGTCTGCGTTGTCTCGGCGGCCTGCTGCGTGCCGGCATCGATCTCGGAGTTAATTTTGCCAGCGCCCTGGGCGGTTAATTCAGCTTGCAGGTTCGCATCGGCCTGCTTCTGGAAATCGGCTTGTCTCGCCCGCTCGTTGGATTGCGCAAGGGCGCTCAGCTGTGCCTTCTGCGTGTTCGCGTCGTTCTGGCGCTTGGTGTAAGCCGCATTCTGCTGCGCCTGATAGACGGTGCCCGCCGCTGAGAGGGCGAGGCCGGCAATGCCGACTGCGACTGGATTACACATGATCAGTAATCCTGGATGACCAGCGTGTGAGACCTACCGCCACCGCCGCCCGTGGCAGGATTGGCCTTCGCCGTGTTGTAGGTGTCGAACAGCTGTTTCTGGCGGACGCCCTGCACGAAGTTGCCGACGCCGGCTGCCACACCGGAGAACACATCGCCGATCGTGTCATAGCTGAGGGGTTGCTGACGCAGCACCTGGGTGCGTGCCAGGGCCTGATTGGCTGAACCTGCCGGATCGGCAGTGGCCTGGAGCTGGGTGATCAGGTTGGTGCGCGCATCCTCCACCTGACCGCGCAGGCCACTCACGTCGTGCTCGGCTTTGTTGGCGACGTTGGCGCTTTCCACATCGTATTGGCTTTTCAGCTGGGCGCTCTTGTCGGCACCCGCCGATGACCGGGTGATGCCCGCCCGTGCCAGGGCATAGGTGAGACCCTCGCGGGCCTTCTGGTATTGGTCCTGGAGCTGCGGTGTCTGATTGGCGAGAATGGCTTGTCTCCGCTTGTCATAGAACGCGTCATCAAACGCCGGCTGCGTGGTCTCCCACTGCGGCGCCACCGTGGTGGGCGCTGTCTTGGGCTCGCCGAACACCGACAGCATGAGCGGTGAGAGGAACCCCGGCGTCACGTCGGTCTTGGCCGGCGTCACCGTGCCGGTGCCGGGCACCAGCGTCTGGCCGCGATCGAACAGGGCATCGATCTGCTGGCGGCCGACCGCGATCCGCTGCTGGCGGGCTTCCTCGTCAGCCCGGGCCTGCCGGTCCTGGTTCTGCTGATACATCAGTGCGGAATTGTCGGTCCCGCCGCCCCCACCAACGCACATGATCATCACCCCGCAGCCATGCGTAGAGATAGAAATCCGATCCGTCGCGGCCGTAGCCACGCAGCACCGCCTCACGCTCGAACCCCAGCCATTCGAGCCAGCGATGCGCTTCGACGTGTGAGGCATGGCTTTCGCAGGTTGCGCGGCGACCGCCTTGTCTCAGCATCGCAGGGACCAAATGCTGCACGACATGCCGCGTGAGGGTATATTTCACGCGCGGCCACTCATCAGTTCCGAACGCCCAGACTGACCAGACGCCCGGCCAAAGTTCACGCCCGCCGATCGCGGCGGCCGGCTTGTCTCCCAGCCAGCATACGTCAACGAAGCCGGGAACGCGAACCACGTCGATCGCCAGATCATCGCCGTTGCTGAACCGCCCGGCGAACACCTCGCGCTTGTCCACCTCGCGCAGGTGATGGGTGATCCACAGCATCGACATGAGATCGGCCGGCATCATGACGGGTGTGACGGACGCATCCCGCTTGCTCATCCCGTCTCGCCCTTGTTGAAGTGCACGATCAGATTGCCCAGCCGTGCACGGCTCGCGTCCGTGCAGGTGGCGCGCAGGCCGATATGCGTGCCGGTGTTCGCCAGCCCGATGTTCTGCATGTTGAAGGTGGCACCCGTGGCGGTGCCCACGAGATCGCGGGTATTCGGGTTCTGCACGTCGGTGCCGACCTCGAACGTCCAGGTGCCCTCGATCGCCGCGTCCATGCCGGTGAACTGCTTATACGTGGCCGGCTCGTTGGCCGCCGCCATCGGCAGGACCACCTCCAGCTGCGAGGCGTCATACACGTCCCAGATGTTGGCGCCGTAGACGTAATAGTTATTTCCGCTGCGGAACACGATCGCCTGATTGGCGACCGCCACGTAGTCGAGATTGAACCCCACGTCCCAGCGCGACCACGCGACGATGTTGGACGACGGCGCCAGAGACAAGACGTATATCTTGTCGTTGATCACCAGCCAGAACTGCCCGGTGGTCGGCTCCACGATCCCGCGCGCCGGCACCAGCGAGTTAGGCACCACATGCGCGCCATCGGCGATGATGGCAGCCCGCACCAGAGCACGCAGCTCATCGTCCATCGGCGAACCGATATCGGTCACGCTCGCCGCGTTGGACGCATCGCGGGCCTTGAGGGAACGCACGCCGCTGTCGTGCAGGAACAGCACGTCACCGTTGCTGTAGCGGGCCAGCGCCTGATAGGCGACCAGCCCGGTGGCGCTCAGCGATTGGATGAGCTGATTTTGTGCCGGGTCCTCATCCATCGCCCAGAGCTGCGTGCTGGCGCGGCCGAATATGGCCATCTGATCGTAATAGGCCGCCATGCCGATCGTCTGCATCTGGCCTTCATCCTGGCCGTCCAGCTGGATGAAGCCGGCGCCGATCGCACTCGCTCCCGGCGTCCAGAGCGTCGCGTTGTCGATCGCGCTGAAATACACGACGTTGCCCGCGAGGGCATACATCTTGGACCGGTGCGCCATGGCAGTGGGCGATTGCGGTGCCTCGGGCACCAGCGCGCCATTATAGAAGTGCTGGTAACCGCCGCTCGCCTTCTCGACCACGACGTAGAACTGGCTATTGAACACGTCCACGTCCGAGAACCGGCCGAACTCGGCGCCGACCAATTGCTGGTAACCGATCCCCGGATGGAGCGAAGCGGGGCGCGCACCGGGGCCGAACACCCAGGACTGCCCGGCATAGCCGGCCAGCCCATACGTGCCGCTCAGATCGATGCTGGTGTCCTGCCAGATCGCCTTGCGCTTCTCGATCTCACCGCCCGAATTGACAAAGCCATTGCGGATCAGCCGGCAGGACTTGATCGAGGCGGTGACAACCGACCGCCGCAGGTCCATGCCCAGCGAGAAATCCTCGATGACCATATAGGCCATGGGTCAACTCGGGATGTAGTCGATGCCGGGCCGCAGCTGCTGCGCCCAGCTGCTCGGGATGCCGCCGCCCAGGACGAAGGGCTTCCGCTTGTTGGCGGTCTGCCGGCGCGCGAGATTGCGCAGCAGACGCTGCGCCTCGTTCATCTTGACCTTGGCGTCTTCGGCCTTGTTGCGCGCGAGGATGTCGGCTGCGACATGCAGCCCGATCAACGAGCCGTTGAGCGTCGAGTAATCGGCATCGGCGACCATGGCACTGAGGGCACGCCGGCCGTTGATGCGCAGCGTGCCGGCCTGCGAGGGCACCGGCCAGACTTCCATCTGACCGGCCGGATCGGTATCGGGGTCGGCCTTCCACCGCTGCACCGGCCAGCCCTGGCTGCCTTCGGCGATCTGGTTGAACTCGCACTCGCCGATGCCATAGCCGACCGGCATCCAGGCACCGCCGGTTTCGCTGACCCACACGTCATTGACGAAATCGAAGCTGATCGTTGCCGGGAAGGCGTAGAGCCGCGTGCCCGCCACCAAGGGCGTGTCCGCGTTGGTCAGCAGTGAGGGCCAGTCATAGTCGTAATACAGCTCCAGCTGCTTGGTCTGGATCAGCACGATCAGCGCGTCGCGCTCGGCCACGCCAAGCGCGACGTTGAGGCTCTTGCCGGTCTGTGCCCGCACAAGGCTCAGGATGTCGCGCAGCTGCATCTGGCTGCTTGACGGCATCAGCGATGCTTACCTGCAGGGGCGGCCTTCGCTGCCGGCTCCTCAGCCTTGGCCTTCGGCGGGTCCTTCTCCTGCTTGTCGTCATCGAACACCGTGGCCGCCTTGCGCATCTTGCGGTCATGCTCGGGCAGCTCGGTGAAGTCGCCGGGGAACACCTGCTTGAGGATTGTCTCGCCGTAGAGTTCGCGCAGGCGGGAACGCTCCTCGTCATTGCCGCGCTCCACATCGCCGGCATCGGCGATGTGGCGCACATTCTCGGAGCCATGCAGCGCCTTGAGCAACAGCAGTTCGGGATACGTCACCGCCGTGTCGTAGTCCCGCACGACGATGTTCGCGTCATCTCCCGCGACTGCGATGTGGCAACTCAGCAACTGCATGGCGTCCTCCTTGTCTCAGACGATATCGATGATCTCAGAGCTGTTCAGCCGCGTGGCGCACATCTGGCCGGTCGAGGTGATCGACTTCCACAACGTGAAGCGATCATGCGGCCGGCTCGGCGTGAAGTTGTGCATCCACTCGCCGTCCATCTTCTCGATGAAGATGGCATCCATATCGACAATGATGGCCCGCTTGCTCAGGTTCAGGTCATCCAGTGTCGGATCGTAGGTCGGCCGCAGCCCGCCGACGATGTTCACTTCGCCCACGCTCATGTCCTGCGAGCCGGAGGCCCCGGTCATGGAGTAGAGGCCATTCGCCCGACGCTCGACCTGCAAGGCATCGAGGAAATCGGAACCACAGAACATCTTAGTGGGCTTGCCGCCGTAGCGCGTCAGTTGCAGGTAGTCCTTCTGGATCACCTGGAGCAGGGCGCCGCCGTTCGCCGGGTTGGAAGTCACCGGCCCCGTGCCGCCGGCACCAGCCGCCGCCGCCGTGCGGGAACGGTTGCGCCACCACGTGTAAGTCGCCCGGTCGAGGCCGCCGACCGTGCCGATGGTGGGGTTGGCGGCGATCAACGCCATGATCCCGGCAAGCGCCTTCGGATCGGTCACGCCATCGCCGTGCACCAGACGATCGAGGCTGCGCGAATACTGCTCGCCCAAATCCTCCATCTTGTCCTGCAACAGCCCGACCAGCACAGTGAGTTCACGCTCGCTGTGGGTGGAGGTCGAGGTGCCGTTACCCTGCTCATCGGTGACGCTGATGCCGTCGATCTTCAGCTCGGTATGGGTGAGCGTCAGACCGATATGCATTTCACGCCACGCATAGGCCGCACGCTTCAGGTTGGCCGGCGTGTAGAACGCCACCTGATCGTCGTGCGTGTAGCCCTTGAGGGTGTCGTTGACCCCGCCCGCACCGAAGTCGCCCTTGACCGCGAGGGAGATATTGCCCTTGCCGCCGGGGAACGTCTTGGCCGATGACAGGAACGCATCCAGCATAGGCTTCTTCTGGATGGTCTGGACGAACTTGTTACCTTTGTTGAAATAGAAATCGAGAGCGGCAACAGCGATGTTGTCGATCTCACCTGCCGTGAATGGCATGACAGTGATCCATCACTTCAGGCGCGCATTTTCTCCAGTGCCATGCGTGCTGCTTCCATTACGCTGGTCGGTTCGGGGCGCGCCCTGGGGGTTCCATTTGCCGCCGATGAAGGACGCACTTGCGTTGGCCTGGGTGCCGGGCGGGCCGAGGTCCAGAGCTTGTTGACCTCGGCATAAGCCTCGTTCACCCACTGCACGGCCGTGGCTGGGTCAGGTGCATAGCCACGTTCAGCTACCAATGCCTGCGCGTATCGCTGCAAGGGGGCTTGCTTCAGCGCCCAGTCTGGATCGCGTTGGGCCATCGTCCGTTCCCACTGATCCATTGCCGCCTGCACCGCGAACGCGCGCTGCTGGTTGGCATCGGCTTCATGACGGCGATCAGCGAGAACCCGCTGCGTCTCACTGGTGCTGGCGCTTGCACGCGCCGTGGAGATTTCACGGGCGTCCTCGATCGTGAGATCACCGGTATCAATACGCCGCTGCAAATCCTCCGGGATGATCTCGCCCATCTGGCGCAGCGCGATCTCGTAATAGGGCTTGAGGCCCGTGACGAAGGTCGGCCAGTCGCCGCTGCCGAACGCCTGCAATAGCCCGTAGACGTTCTGCAAATCCTGTGGGGAGACGTTGTGTTGCTGGAGGAAAGTGACGTGTGAGTTCCAGTTACCCGCCGTCTCGCGCAGGGCAGTAGCTTCAGCGCGTGCCTCGCCCCGCTGTTTGATCAGCGTGTCGAGGCGCTTCTTGACGGACGGCTTCTCTACGTCGGCAAAGTCAGCTTCAGTCAGATCGCGGTTCGGGTCCTCCGGCGTCGCCGCCGGGTCGGACGTGCCCGATCCATCCTTGGGTGCTGGCTCACCCGCGCCGCTGCCCGCTGCCGGTGATGGTTCGGCAGTCTCAGGCTTCAACACCGCACGGACGACGGATAGCAGGTCGGCCGGTGGCGTTTCGCCAGCTTGGTTGGTGGTGGTCTCTCCGCTGCCCTGGCTTGAACTCGCGGGCGTATCTACGGATGTCGATGTGGAGGGAGATACGTTGGAAACCGCGGTATCCGTGCCCTGGTTCGCTGTCGTGCCAACCGATCCGTCAGACAGCGAAGGGGCTGCCGCGCTCCCACCATCTGCCGGATTGTCAACCATAGGCGAGCCATCCCTCCACGGGCACTAACATACTGTTGCTCCATGTAGTGACAGAGGTCAAGACAGGAGCAACATTCTGCTCAGTTCATCATCGGCCCAGGCCCGCCCGATGGTGTGCCGGGACGCGGCGGCGGGGCATGCGGGGCCGCCGCGCCGTTGCCCGCCGGGCGTGGCGCGTTGTCCATGCCGGCCGGCCCCTGGGCTGACGGCTGCTCGCCGCCGGGGCCGGCGGCGTTGGGCGAACCGGCGCCCGCCGGGTTGGGCTGCTGCGGCGAGGCCGGTCCCGGCCCGCGCGCCAGCGCGTTCATCGCCATGATCGACGGCACGCCCTGGGACAGCGCGTCGTCCAGGCTGGAGCGGTCATCCATGCGGTTCAGCATCTGGCGCGCCAGCCACTCGGGATTGATCCCCGGTATCTGCATCAGTATGGGCGCCATCTGGGTCATGGTCTGGACCTCCTTGGCCTGATTGGGCCGCCCG